GACAACGAGGGGTTAACTAATCCAGTTGACTACCAAGTAGACGCTTTTGTTGATCATCTTGACAGAAATGGTAATAATATAAAATCGTACACTTTGAGAGGACTGTTTCCTACAGAGTTAGGTGGTATTGATTTAAGTATGGGCGAAGCAACAGAAGTAGAAACTTTTGGTGTGACGTTTGAATATCAGTACTTTGAAACAAATACTACAACGTAATATTAAATTTAGGAGGCGGCCTTAAAACCGCCTTCTTAAAACTATTATAAGTAGTAGGAACAAAACAGGAGTTTAATTATGGCAGAATTTTTTGGATTTAAGATTACAAGAGATAAACCTAAATCCGATCCAAAACAAAACTTTAGTACGCCTCAAGCAGAGGACGGCACACAAGTAGTCGCCGCTGGAGGGTATTTTGCGTCTCACCTTGACATGGAAGGAAACGCAAAGACTGAAGCGGATTTAATAAGAAGATACAGAGAAATTTCAATACATCCAGAATGTGATATGGCGATTGAGGATATTGTCAATGAGGCAATAGTTTCAAACGAGAATAAACAAGCAGTTAGATTAATGACAGATAATGTCCCTTATGGACGTGATGTAAAGAGAAGATTAGAGGAAGAATTTTCAGAAATATTAAGATTAATGCAATTCAACACTAGAGGTCACGACCTTTTTAGACGTTGGTATGTTGATGGTAGAATTTATTTCCAAAAAATAATAGATACTGAAACAGGCAAAAAAGGTATTACTGAACTTAAATACATAGACCCTCGGAAAATTAAAAAAATCAGAGAGGTAAGAAAAAGAAGACCAGACGGAGTTGCTCCATCGGCTACGAATTTAGTAGACGAAACTATGGAGTATTTTTTGTATAATGAAAGAGGTGTAGGTGGTGCTAGTTTACAAGGTATTAAAATAGCAGTAGATACAATCGCATTTTGTCCGTCAGGAATAATAGATCAAAATAAAAATATAGTTATGTCTTATTTACATAAGGCAATTAAACCAGTTAATCAATTAAGAATGATTGAAGACGCTGCTGTTATTTACAGAATAGCAAGAGCACCTGAAAGAAGAATATTTAAAATTGATGTTGGTAATTTACCTAAAATGAAAGCTGAACAATATTTAAGAGACGTTATGGCAAGATATAGAAACAAACTTGTATATGACGCAGCTACAGGTGAAATAAGAGACGACAGAAACTATATGTCAATGTTAGAGGACTTTTGGTTACCAAGTAGAGACGGTGGTAGAGGTACAGATATTTCTACATTACCAGGAGGTCAAAATCTAGGAGAAATTACAGACATAGAATACTTTAGAGCAAAACTTTATAGATCATTGAATGTACCATCAAGTAGATTAGAAGCTTCTACAGGATTTAATCTTGGAAGATCAACAGAAATAACAAGAGACGAGTTAAAATTTACTAAATTTGTTCAGAGATTAAGAAAGAAATTTACTGAGCTGTTTAATGATATTTTAAGAACACAATTAGTACTAAAAGGAATCATTGCTGAAGAAGAATGGCCAATGATTAGAGATAATGTTTTTTATGACTTTTTACAAGACGGTCACTTTGCAGAGTTAAAGAATGCCGAAATGTTAAAAGACAGAGTACAACTGGCTAACGATGTAAGAGATTATGTTGGTAAATATTTTTCAGTTGAGTACGTTAGAAAATCAATATTAAAACAATCAGATCAAGACATAGAGAAGATTGATAGACAAATTAAAAAAGAAGTAGAAAGTGGAATCATATCATCACCTGGAAATCAAGTTGTTGATAGTGAAGATACTTACTAATATTAATGAAAGGAATGAAACATGCCGAATCAAGAAGTAAAAGATTTTATAGATAAATTAGGAGCTGGTAACAATTCAGAAGCCGGTGACGCTTTTAAAGACGCTTTAAGAGCAAAAGTAGGAGACGCATTAGATCAGCGAAGACAAGATATTGCTGGTAAGATGTTTAATCCAGAACCTCATAGTGATAAAAAACCTGAAATAGCAACTCCAGGACAATTCAATAGAGACGGAACAATAACAAACACTGACGGTACGGACGGTAAATCAGCTGCTGATTTATCAGCAGAGACTAAACCTGAAGTAGCAGAACCATCTGCTGATCCGGTTGCAGCTGCTCCAGAAACACCTGAAGCACCAGCACCAGAAGTTGAAACTCCAGCACCCGAAGCACCAGCTGAAGCACCAGCGGAAGTATAATTTAATGTTAAGAGTAAGCGACATTGTGGAAAACAACAAACTATTTGACAGCAATTCTTATAAACAATTAACTCCTGTTTTACAAGACGCTGTTAAAAAAGTGATGAATATAGTAGAGGCAGATAAAAATCTTACTGCTGATAATATATTTGAAAAGTTTGAGGTTGCAGTAGACAGTGTTGCTACTATTAACTTAATAGAAAAAGAACAATTAGAACAATATTTTGATGATGAAATCAATGAACATTTAGAAAAATTGGGAGAATAAAATGGCAGATACAGTCACAACACAAACTATATCAGATACATCTGGTATTAAATACGTAGTTAAATTAACAAACCTATCAGATGGAACTGGAGAAACTTTAGTTAAAAAAGTTGACGCTTCAGCACTTACTTTTATGACCGAAGATGGTAATAGAAAGTTAAGTAAGATATGGTATTCTGTAAACAGTAATAATAACAAGTCAGCAGTTGAGTTGTTATGGGACGGAACTACCAACTCTACTATTGCTTTTTTGTCTGGAAATGGCCATTGGGATTTAAGAACCTCTGGAAATGAGATAGGCAACAATTCCACAACACCTACAGGTGATGTATTACTGTCAACTAAAAATTTTGCAGCTGGCGATAATTACACGATTTTATTAGAGTTTAGGTAAAAAATCTTATAAATATATCTAAAGAAGAAAACATAGAGGGAATTTATGAAGCTAATATCCGAAGAAGTACAAAACGCAGAATACATTGTTGAAGAAAACAATGGTAAAAAGAATTATAAAATTAGAGGCGTCTTCTTACAATCTGAAATCAAAAATAGAAATGGACGAGTATATGAAAAACAGATTTTAGACAAAGAAGTAACAAGATATAACGCAGAATTTATCAATAAAAAGAGAGCATTTGGAGAACTTGGTCATCCAGATAGTCCAACAGTTAACTTGGAGAGAGTATCACATATGATCACTAGTTTATATCCAGATGGTCCGAATTTTATTGGTGAGGCAAAGATAATGAATACACCATACGGTAAGATTGTAAAAGGTCTTATTGATGAGGGTGCTCAATTAGGAGTATCTTCAAGAGGTATGGGGTCTTTGCAACAAAGAGGTGGTGTTAATTATGTAGGTAGAGATTTTTATTTAGCTACAGCCGCTGATATTGTCGCTGATCCAAGCGCTCCAGACGCTTTCGTTGAAGGCATAATGGAGAGTAAAGAGTGGGTTTGGGACAATGGTGTTCTTGTGGAACAAGACTTAAGCGCTTGGAAACGAGACATAGAAACAGCAAAAAGACTACGTTTAGCAGAAGCTAAGGCGGACGTCTTTAAACAGTTTCTTAAAAAACTCTAGTTTTATAAATATAACACGAGAATTTAATATAACTAGTTAAAGAAAACATAATAAGGAGATATCTCAATGTCAGAAAACGTTAAAAACATTGAAGCAACAAAAGATCAAAAAGAGGTAGCAGAGAACACTGCTAGTCCTAACGCTGATCTTCCGAAAAAAAATGCTGTTGCAGCTGAACCAACGCACTTATCAAACAGTGCTGAGGATTTAGGTGCAGCTGTAGTTAAACCTACAGACAGCAATCCGGATGCTTCAAAATCAACTAAAGAAGTTTCTGGACAAGCCCCTCAAAAACATGAAGGAAAGCCTGACGCTATGCCTACATTAAAAAAAGAGGACGCTAAAAAAGAAACTCAAACGGACGCTGAAGATAAAGAGACAGTAAAAGAAGGTGAATTACCACCAGCTTTAAAGAAAGCTATTGACGCTAAAAAAGACAAAGAAGAAGTTAAGTCTGAAGAAAAAGAAGTATCAAAAGAAGACGAAAAAGCTGAAGATAAAGAAAAAGAGATTGACGTTAAAGAACACGTTGACGCTCTAATCGCCGGACAAACTGATTTATCGGAAGAGTTCAAAAATAAGGCTGCAACTATATTTGAAACAGCAATTAAATCTAAAGTTAAAGAGATTGCTGAAGAAATGGAAGCAGACTATAATAAAAAATTCGAATCTGAAACTTCAACAGCTAAGGCTGAGTTAGTAGAAAAAGTTGATTCTTATCTATCATACGTGGTAGAAGAATGGATGAAAGAAAACGAACTTGCTTTAGAAAGAGGGATCAAAGGAGAAATCGCTGAGGACTTTATCAGTGGTCTAAAAAAACTTTTTGAAGACCATTACATAAATGTTCCAGACGAGAAATATAATGTACTTGAAGATCAAGCTTCAAAAATAGAAACGTTAGAAAAAAAACTTAACGAGTCTATAGAGAAGAATGTTGAATTAAGTAAGTCAGCTAACAAATACAAAGCAGCTGAAATTTTAGACGAAGCGTCTAAAGACTTAACTGACACAGCGAAAGAAAAATTCAACAAACTTGCTGAAGAAGTAGATTATTCAACAGAAGCAGATTACAGAGCAAAAATTAAGATTGTTAAAGAATCTTATTTTAAATCTAAAGACGTTTCTGGTGACGGTATAGATGAAGTAGCGGCTGGCGAAGGAACTCCTAGTGAGGACCTAAGCAATGCAATGGCTGCTTATAGTGCCGCTATAAGTCAAACTAAAGACATTAAATTGTCAAACAAGTAAAAGTAAAAATAATAGGGAGATAAAAAACATGTATTTATCAGAACAATACGAAAAAAAATGGCAGCCAGTTTTAGAGCATCCTGATTTACCAAAAATCGGAGACTCTTACAAACGTGCCGTTACCGCTACTGTCTTGGAAAACCAAGAAAGAGCAATGAAAGAGGACACAGCATTCTTATCAGAAGCTGCTCCTACTAACAACACTGGTGGAACTTCAAATTGGGATCCAATTTTAATTTCATTAGTAAGAAGAGCAATGCCTAACCTTATCGCTTACGATATCGCAGGTGTTCAACCAATGACTGGTCCAACTGGACTAATTTTCGCAATGAGATCAAGATACACTTCAGCAACTGGCGGAGAAGCGCTATTTGACGAAGCTGATACTGATTACTCATCTAGAAATGCTGCTGGTGATTCAGCTGCAGGCGACGGAGTAACTGAGCATAGAGGAACTAATCCATCTGTACTTAATGACTCACCTGCTGGCGAGTACACTAGAGGTCAAGGTATGACTACAGCTGCTGCTGAAGCATTAGGCGACGCTACAGCTAATCAGTTTGCTGAAATGGCTTTCTCAATTGAGAAAACTACAGTGACTGCTAGAAGTAGAGCTCTTAAAGCAGAATACACTATGGAACTTGCTCAAGATTTAAAAGCAATCCACGGTTTAGACGCTGAAACTGA